TACCCACCCTATCGGAACGATAAGGAGGGTGTGAAGCATGTTCCACACGAAATCAATGGATACGTTCATCACACCCAGCCCAACTTAGTACAGTTTACGCATGACGAGGATGATTGTGTAGGAATCACCCGAACTAGCATCTAACGTAGAAAACAGAATGTTACCCGTCTTACCCGTTGTAGTGTTATTGTTTAACCCACCAAAGTCCTCGAACGACATCGTTTGAGCAGCGTTCTGTGGGAAAGTTAAGATGGTTCCGTTTGCAGTGGCTTCCCAAAACAAGCGTACTTCCATCCCGTGCGTAAGACCGTAGATGCGGTCAATCTGGACAGCCGAACAAGCTTTCCCCAGATATGAGGAAAGCGTTGTCACGTCGACCTTCTTAACGGTGGTTTCACCCGTACCATCGGAAGCGTTGGTAAACTTCATGATGGCTTGTTTTGCGCCATCATAAATCAATTGTGTTGCTACTGTGTCAGCCATAATTATCTCCCTGTAAGAGGAGCGGGATTTCTCCCGCCCGACTTATGATACGGCAGCACTGAATGGGGTGGCAACAGTACCGGAGCCAAGGAGATTGGCGCGAACAATAAATTCACCGGCAGCAACATCCATGATTTCAACATAGGATCCAGCAAGACCACCCGTCGTAGTGCCATTCATTGTAAGCGTGTCGGAAGCTGGAAGTGTCCCGAAGACCGTGCCTGTTGTACCCGCAACACTTGCAGTTCCAACCATCACGTCTGTCGCGTTAGCCACCTGAATTTTGTAGCTGTTGCTTGTAACGCTTGTTGCAATAACAAAACGATACATTGCATTAGTACCGGTAGCCGCAGGAAGGGTGGCGGTGATACCAGCAGCAAGGCTAAGGTTAATGATTTGACCGTTGTAGGTGGAGTCTACCGTAAGGGTAGCTGCGGTAACGGTTGTGTTGGCATCTGTGCCAGTGATAAAGCCAGCTTTCGACGTAACTGGACCTGAAAAGGTAGTTGAACCCATAATACGCACTCCCGCACGATATAAGCTATGTTGTCTGTGCAGCGTCCGCCGGGACGGTCAACATAGCCGGAAACCCCGGACTATAAACACTATACACAAAAAAGGAGGCCGCACAAGAATGGGGCCCCCTTTTCTTTATCGTTCCTGCAAGGCTTATGCGCCCTGCGATCCGTAGATCGAACGGGGGTCAGACCAACCGAAGCTGTAACGTTCGCGAGCCTTATAACGAGCGTTGCCCGTTTCAAAGTCGCCTTCCATTGCAGTCTTCAGAGGGCTGCGGACAAAGTGCTTCAGACCGTTCGGTGCGTCAGTCTTAATGAAGAACGCATCGGGGTCGGTCAGGAAGTGGTTCACAGTGAAACCCTGTGGCAGATAGCCGCCCGAACGCAGAGCGTTGATGTCGTTATCAGCAGTCGAAACACGCTGTTCGGACTTCAGGATACGCTCGGCGGTGAACTGGAGAGCTGGGTTGATAATCAGCTTCATACCACGAAGAGCGATTTTGAGGCCGCGTTCGTCGATGAAAGCTGCGATATCAATCAGAGCCTGTTCAAGCGAGGTTTCGTTCAAGTCAGCCTGAGTGGTTGGGGTGTTCGAGAAAGTACCGCCACCGAAGGTTGGGTGGTCGTTAGCAACCAACGACTTGGCATCGCCGCCCAAATAGGACGCGGAGAAAGCGTTGTTGAGAACCGAAGCACCCTTCACCTGTTTGGTGTTGGACATCGAACGAGCCAGCGCACGGGTGTAACGAGCCGAAAGTTTGTCGTAGAGATTATCTTCGACAGCTTCTTCGGTAATCGCGAAAGCCAGTGCGATGGTGTCATGGGTGTAACGAGCGGTGTATGATTCACCAGCGGTGTCGTACGCAACTGCTGCGCCTTCACCCTTGGTGGGAGCCTGCCCGAAACCTGCTAACATAACCTCTTCTTCGAACGCACGTTCTGAAGTTTCGGTGTCAAAGATTTCGGCATGCTCGTTATCGTAACGATCATATTCCATCCCAAAGAGTGCATTGAGGCCCGGCTCAAGCTCTTTGAGGAGTTGTGAACGAGTAATAGCCATTGTTCAATGCTCCCTTAGATACCCGCGCCAGTGCCATTGGCATTGTAGCGATAGAAGTGATTGTTAAGCAACACAATTGCCAAGCGACCGGCAACCGAAGCATCGCTATTGGCAGGAGTATCTTCGAAGCCAATGATGCGGAGGTTGAGGGTGTTGGTTGTGTTTGCCGTCGAGACGCCCAGTTTTGCAAACGAACCCGTTACAACACTGCCTGTGATGGCAGTTACAAAGTTGGCGTTTGCGTGAACAAGGGAATCAGCCGCAGCAGCGTCTGTGTTGATCAGGAACAGCTGGTCAGGATGAGAAGCAACGGTTGCCGTAGCAATCGAGTTTGCATAGACCGCAGCCGTACCGGGCCAATATGGCGACCAGCGAGGCTTACCTGTCAGATCAATATAGTTACAACCGAGGAAGACACCCAGAATAGGTACAGTACCACCAGTGGCAGTAGCAGGGATATCGATCATACCGTTTGTCAGCGGGATCACAGGTGCGCCATTGTAGATTACACTGGACGTACCCGCAGTCGCTGCGGTCTGAATGAAATACATGCTATCGCCGTTGGTGTTAGCACCGCTTCCAAGCATACGATACGGGCGAAGCCCGAAAGTGGCATTGATGTTTGCCATCGCTTAGATCCTTTTAAGATTATCCGGCGGAACGATTTCCGCCAAATGTTACACGGGTTTGCCGATCAGGTTTAACCATCGGCATGGAAGGATGTTGGTCACGCATTAGGTCATTATCAACGGCATCCAATTGCTGTTGCGACTGGTTGCGGTAATAAGCTTCCCTCTGCTTGACAAGGTCAAGAGGAATACGAGCCAAAACAAGTCCGCCAACTGCAATCACACCGGCATGCTTGCCATCGTTGATTGTGGGTAGATCGTGGTCGGGGTATTCATCTGCGCGAACCAATTCAAAACCTTCGCGTATACGGGCGGAAAGATTCTTCCGATCATCAAAACCGGCTGCTTCCATACGGATCCAGCGGTGCTTAAAACCCTCCGGAGCGGGGGGTGCGTCCAATGAGGACGGGGGTCTCCAAACTTGGGGGCGCGCCGATTTAGCGCGGGTATCTTCTGAACGAGGCATACGGCTCATGAGAGTTCTCCTTAACCCTGCATCGATTTAGAAGCATACTTTGCGTACACATCTAAACTAACGCCGAGCGATTTGGCAATCTTTATTTGGGAAGGGGTGAGTTTGACGGATTTGGTGTTACCGGACCTAGTAGACGGTCTGGCCGAAGCAACAGCCGAAGACGGTTTTTCAGCTGCCCGTTCCGTAGACTGGAACTTGTGGGGAAACTCCATACGTATCCGGGTGTCGAGTTCCGAGAAATAGTCATCATTTGCAGGGTCATACCCCTCAGTGATGAGGTCGCCATGAATCTCCATTGCCGTATTGGTCATGGCACGGTTTTCGCCAAACCACTTGTTTCGATTCCCCCACTCTTCTGCTTTGGGGTCAGGACGGCTGGGTGCTGCCTGACTAGGGGGAACATAGGAGTAGTCTTCGTCTTCAACAGGACGGGTTTCCCGTTGAACTTTGGACTGACGAAGTCTCTCGTTTTCAACGGCAAGGGTAGCAAGTTCTGCTTGCGCCTCAATTTGAGCGTCGATGTCGGAGCTGTCGATAGCTGACCGAAGACGATCACGAATGTGCTTGTCTTGCGTCTTAAGCCGAGTGTCAAACTCTTGTACTAAGCTCTTGTCCAAGATTGCCGAGCGTTGGCGGGAGTTATCGAGCTCGTTCTTAAGGCCACGAGCAAACTCAAGAGCAGCCTGCTCCCGTCGTTCTGCTTCGCGAATCTTATAGGTAAGTTTGTCAATCCTTTTTTTAACATTCTCGGATTGAACGTCTAGTTCCTTGTTTTTAGAGTCTTCCTCGGAGGGTTTCTCCTCAGACTCCTTAGCCAAAAGTGCTTCCTGTTCGGAATCACTCTCGTCTTCTTCCAATTCAATCTCTATTGAACCGTCGTCTTTTACGTCATCTACCACGACTTATTCTCCTAGTTTGCAAGGATCAAACGTTGATTACGTCTGATGGATCCTTGATGGTTGCGATGATCTCGTCATCGTTGAGTATGCGGACTTCTCCGCCTTCAATACGGAACCGTGCTCCGGCATACCGCCCAAGCATGATCCAGTCTCCCTTCTTGCACCATGGACCATCCGGGAACTTATCTTTGTCCTGATAGGCCGTAGGTCCAACCGCAAGAACGTAAGCGACTACTGTTGCCAAAGATTGACGCTCTACGTATTCATCAGCCAAGAAAACACCGCCCTTGGTTTTGGCAGTGCCCTTGTACGGAAGAACAAGAATCCGCCAGCCGGTAGGCTTTGGGAGTCGTTCCATTGCTGATTCTGGGATTCGTGTGGGGTCCAAGACCCGGTCTTCTTCGAGAACAAAAGCCTGCTCTAAGGCTCCTTTTTGTTCCTCTTTAACTTCCTCCACCTCGGTTGAGACGACATCCCCTTGGCGGAATTTGGCAGCAACGTGGTCGGGTAGAATTAACCTACTCATTGTCTGTATTTCTTTCGTTTTTCAGCAGAAGGCGCAGTTCTGATTCGACCTCGTTCCAAGCTTCAAACTTGGCACGAAGGTGGCGAAAAGCGGCGTAATCGTTGACCGGGCCTTCTGTTAACGCTTCAACGATAGTTAAACGACGCTCGCGGATAACCTTAAACAGCTTATCCGAAATGTAAAGATCGTTCACTGTTGCTCCTTGCTTTTTGACATAGCATCCGTCTTGGCCTTGCTTCCAGCGGAAGACCCGTAATAAAAGTTAACAACGCCTGTCCAAGCCGTTCCCAGCGCACCCAGCATCATCAAAAGTGCTTCGGTCCCAGTCGGCGGCATACCCTTCAATAGCATCCAAATAAGGATGCCAAAAAAACCCACCGTGATCATGATGGCAAGGACACGGGGGATCCAGTCGTTGGTATGGATCTGCATGTTTCGGGCGGAGTCACGATCCGCTGCCGAGATACGTTCAAGATCAATGTCCAACTCCTTCATTTTTAATTTGAAGGTGGCGTCGGTTTCTTTCAGCTTCTGAAGCTGCTCGGGCGTTGCGCCCATTAGAGCGGCTGACACTTCGGATTCGTTTGCATCCGGATGCCCGAACATCGCTTCCGAGATGGTCTTGACCGCTAACCCTGCCAAAGGGCCACCCAAAGCTGTAGCTATGGTGGGTGCTACTTGCCCCAAAAGGCCACCGATTTTTGAAAGATCCATTCAATGTACCCTCGCTTCTAATAGTGCTATACGTTTGTCTAACTCAGCACGAGCCACCGCCGCTTCCGAGCGGATTGCCGCACGAGCAATGGCTGCGTCGGCATTCATTTC